AGGGCGCAATTTAACAATGTTGATGAATATGCAGAAGCATTGGCTGAGTGGAGCGCAGAAAAAGCATTAGTTGAGCGTGATAAGCAAGAACAGCAACGCAAAATCGAGGAACAACGCCAAGAAGTAATCAAGTCTTGGTCGCAAAAACTTGAAAAAGTAAAAGCTGAATTGCCTGATTTTGATGATATGGTAGCTTCAAGCCAAGTCCAAGTGAGAGATGAAATCAAGGATGCAATCTTGGAGTCTGATGTAGGCCCTCAAATCCTATATCACTTAGCATCAGATGACGAATACGCCCAAAAGTTTGCTTCAATGCCTGTGTCAAAAGCTCTAAAGGAATTAGGGAAATTGGAAATTCAGTTTGAGCGTAAAGAAGCTCCTGCTGAAGTCAAAAGCGAAACTGTTGCTCGTAGTAAAGCACCAGCACCGATTAAGCCTATTAGTGCAAGCAAATCCGGTGGCGATGTTCTGATTGATGGAGATGGACAATTTCATGGAACGTATGCCCAATGGAAAGCAGCACGACAGGCTAAACGGATACGCTGATAAACCCAATTTAAATAAAGGAAATAATCATGGCAAATAATTTGCTAACTATTTCTAAGATCACTAACGAAGCGTTAATGGTCTTGGAAAACGAATTAACATTCACCTCTGAAGTAGATCGTAACTACGATGACCAGTTCGCTGTAGTCGGTGGTAAGATCGGTAACACAGTAAACGTTCGTAAACCAGGTCGTTTCATTGGTACAACTGGCCCAGCTTTGAACGTTGAAGATTTCAACGAAACTTCTGTGCCTGTAACCCTTTCTACCCAGTTCCACGTTGACACACAGTTCACAACCCAAGACTTAGCTTTGTCTTTGGATATGTTCTCTGATCGTGTATTGAAGCCTGCTGTTGCTGCTATTGCCAACAAGATTGATCGTGATGGTACTTTGCAAGCTGCAAACAACACCGCTAACATCGTTGGTGTTGCTGGTACGCCTCCAACTGGTTTGATCACTTACTTGACCGCTGCTGCTTACCTCGATGCTGAAGGCGCACCCCGTGATGGTCGTAGATCATGCACAGTTGAGCCATTTACCTCAGCTACTATCGTTGACAGCTTAAAAGGCCTATTTGTGCCACAAGAAGCTATTGGCGAGCAGTATCGTAAAGGTTTGATGGGTCGTGACTCTGCTGGTATGAATTGGAAGATGGATCAAAACATCGTTTCACATACTTTCGGTAACTTCTCAGGTTCTGCAACTGTAGCTACTACAACTGCTACTGGTTTCTTGACAAGCGGTTGGGCTTCTTCAAGCACAATCACTTTGACTTTGACCAGTGGCGTTAGCTTAAATCAAGGCGATACATTCACCATCGCTGGTGTTTATGCTGTTAACCCACAGAATCGTCAGGCTTATGGTTCAAACAAGTTGCGTAACTTTGTAGTTAATACTGCTGTTAGCGGTTCAGGTGGTACTATTTCTGTAAACGTATCTCCAGCTATCATTACTGCTGGTCAGTTCCAGAACGTATCTATTCCTACAACCAATGCTACTGCTGCTGTTACCTTCTTTAACCAGTCTGGTACTGTTTCCCCACAAAACATCATCATGCACCGCAATGCGTTTACTCTCGCAGTAGCCGACCTTGAGTTGCCAGAAGGTGTTCACTTTGCAGGTCGTGCAAGCGACAAGGAAATTGGTCTGTCAATGCGTGTAGTTCGTCAATACACCATTAACAACGACTCTATTCCTACTCGTTTAGATGTTCTGTATGGTTGGGCTAACTTGTATCCTGAGCTCGCTTGCCGTGTTGCAGCTTAATTTAACGGATAACGAAAGGAAACTATATGTCTAATCCAGGACCAGCAGTAACTAACTCGATTCATCCACAGAATCTAGGTACAAACCAAGCTCTGCGCCTTTTGGCAGTAAGCAAAGGTGTAAGCCTAGCATCTGATACTGATACCGCAGTTAACGTAATTAACACTTCTAGCTATGTTCCAGCAACTGTTTTGATTGCTAATGCAAACAATTCAGGTTCTGCAATCTCTAGCCCAGCAAGCGTTTATTTTGGTATCTACAATGCTCCATCACAGGGCAACACAACCGCTGCAATTCTCACAACCGCTACTTTGCCTGCTAGTTTTACCAGCACAACGTATGTTGATGTAGTTGCTGCAAGTTACCCTGCTTTGGCGCAAACAGCACAAACTTTGTATGTAAACGTAGCTACTGCTACTGTTTCAGGCACAGTTGACGTGTATGTTTACGGCTACGATTTATCAGGCCCACAGCAGTAATTTTGTAGTAAAGTAGAAACCCACCCCCTAAAAAGGGTGGGTTTTTCACATTTAAGGGGAATCAATGAAAACAATTATGATCGGGCTTCCTTGCTATTCAGGCAAAGTCCATGTGCAAACTATGCGAGCTTTAATGGGCGATGTCATTTTATTGCTCTCAAAAGGCTATAAATTTATGATTGCAGAAGATGTTGGAAATAGCGATATTGCAGCGTGTCGAGCAGCTATCGTAGCCACCTTTTATCGTTCTATAGCTGATGAATTGATCTTTATTGACGATGATGTTTTTTGGACACAAGGCGATATGGTCAAATTAGTAGAATATCCAGTAGATGTTGTAGGTGGTGTTTACCCTAAAAAGACAGAAGAAGTCGCTTTTCCTGTTCGCATGGATTTAAAAGAAGAATACAGAACAGACTCAGAAACAGGTTTGATGGAAGTGGCTGGACTTCCTGGCGGGTTTATGAAAATTACTCGTAATTGCGTAGAACAGATGATTAAAGCCTACCCCAAGACTACCCAAAGAAGCACTAATGAAAGCTCAGAATTTTGGCCATTCTTTGATCCATTGGATATACCTGGTGATCGTTTAAGTGAGGATTTCAGCTTTTGCGAGAGATTCCGTCAAATCGGTGGAAAAGTCTGGGCTGACTTTGAAATGGAAATGGGTCACATAGGGTACAAATCGTATAAAGGAAGCATGGGAAATTACTTGAGAAGTCTAGAAAACAATGTAAAATAGTTGTAGATTTACAACACACCCCCTTTGCAAAGGAAAAACTATGTCATTTCAAACAACTCCAGCACGTGGAAATATTCTTTATAACTTCCTCGTTTATCCATCTTTAACCCCAACTTCAGTATCAGCTTCTTCTACTGCTGTCCAGACCTTTACTATTCCTGGTCTAGCTGTAAATGATGCAATCAGCGCAACTTCTGCTGGCGCACAAACAACTGGCATTACAATAGCTAATACTTGGGTTTCTGCTGCTAACGTATTGTCTATGCAACTTGTTAACGCAAGCACTTCTGCTTTGACTCCTTTTGTTGGCACATATATCCTTGCTTGTGATCGTTTAGAAGGCACAATCCTCCCAACTAACGCAGCTTAAGGATAAAACATGGCTAACGTATCAGCATATCGTTTTGTAGGCCCTACAACGGCTATTAGCGTTAGTGGCACTTCTTCTACTTCTGTAACGATTGTCCCTAACGGAAACGATCAAGCGAACTTTTGTGGCTTTTTGAATACTGGCTCTAGTCCTGTTGCTATTACGATTACTCCTGCTATTGCAGGAACAACGACAACAGCACCATCAGCCGTATTGCCATCAGGTGGAAATACCAGTCAGAGCTTTGTATTGGGTGTAGCAATGTCCCAGCCTACAGTTTTGGCAGTTCCCCCAAGTTTTGCAATTACAGCGATTGGAACAAGTGGCACACTATATGTGTTGCCAATGGTAGATCAGAACTAAGGAAAAATTATGGCAAACCCAGGCGTTGCAAGCAGTTCAGTTATCAATTTATTACCAGTTCAAGCTGAATATGATGCCAATGGCAACTGCTTGGGTCTATATGGTCAAGGTGGAAATGCACTACAAACACCATTAAATGCTACTAATTTAAGCATTGAAGGCAATTTAGTAATTTCAGGAAGCAATCCTACTTTAGGTTCAGGATGGGGAACTAGCCCTACTATTCTTGCTAATAATACTTTTTGCTTTAAAGTAACAGTTGGCACAGGTGGCGCAGCTAATGGAACAATCAATCTTCCTACAGCTCCTAATGGTTGGTTAGGCTTTGCTGCGGATGTAACAAGCGGTAATGCTGTATTTTTGCAACTGACAGGAAGCACATCCACTTCAGTTACATTTACTAGCTATTCTGTAACAACTGGTGCTGCTGCTAATATGTCTGCTGGAGATGTAGTTTTAGTTAACTGTATCGCCTATTAAGGGTAGATTATGGCTACAGGGCCAGCTTTAACGCAGGATCAGAATTTACTGCCTGTTCAGGCTTACTTTAACCTAGATGGGTCTTTTAATACCTTTATAGGTCAAGGTCAGCCTTTTTACGCTTCAATAAATCCTGTTCAATCAGGGTTAACCATTACCAATAGCACGATTGATAGCACGACTATTGGTGCTACAACCCCATCTACGGGTGTTTTTACTAATGTTTCAGCGACTACAGGGCAGATTGCAACAAGTCCTACAGGTACGACCGATATTGCCAATAAGCTGTATGTAGATACAGTAGCTCAAGGGCTAAGTCCTAAAGCAGCCGTTAAATGCGCCACTTTAAGCAATATTACATTGTTAGGATTGCAGACGATTGATGGCTACACGACTCTTGCAGGCAATCGAGTCCTTGTTAAGAATCAAACCAACACCCCTGATAACGGCATTTATATAGCCTCGTCAGGGGCTTGGACTCGTGCAGTTGATATGGATGTATGGGCAGAAGTGCCAGGGGCTTATACAGTCGTTTTAAATGGCTCACAAGCCGATACTGGATGGGTATGCACCTCATCTGATGCTGGCACAATCGGCACAACCCCAATTACTTGGGTTCAGTTCTCAGGATCAGCCACTTATTTTGCGGGCACAGGGTTAACGCTAACTTCAAACACATTTAGCATTACCAACACAGGCGTTTCAGCTAATACTTATGGTTCTGCTAGCGCAGTTCCTGTCTTAGCCGTAAATGCTCAAGGACAGATTACTAGCGCAAGTAATACAAGTATCGCAATTAGCTATACGCAAGTTAGCGGTCTTGGCACGATGTCAACGCAAAACGCTAACAATGTGGCAATTACAGGAGGCTCGATCAATGGCACTACTATTGGCGGTTCTTCTGCTGCCGCAATTACTGGTACTACTATTACTGCTACTTCTTCTTTTAGTGGATCAGGTAGCGGGCTTACCGGAACAGCATCGGGACTAAGCATTGGTGGAAATGCTGCGACTGCAACATCTGCAACAAGTGCAGGATCAGTTACAAATAGCGTAACTTTTAACAATAGTGGCTCTGGTTCGGCTAGTGGGTCAACTTTTAATGGGGCATCAGCGTTAACTGTTTCATATAACACGATTGGCGCACCTAGCACAACAGGAACAGGCGCAAGTGGAACTTGGGGAATTTCAATTTCTGGCAACGCTGGAACAGTTACGAATGGCGTTTATACGACAGGTAGTTACTCAAATCCTAGTTGGATTACCTCAATTTTAGGGTCTATCGTAAGTGGCGCAGTTTCTAGTGCTACAACAGCAACAAACGTAGCTGGTGGTTTAGCAGGCTCTTTGCCTTATCAGTCAGGAGCAGGAGCAACAACTTTTTTAGGTATTGGCTCTGCAAACTACGTTTTAACATCTAGCGGAACTGCCCCACAGTATGTAGCTCAAAGCACTTTATCCGTAGGATCAGCTTCAACAGCAACAACTTCTACAAATCTGGCTGGTGGAGTAGCAGGGGCAATTCCTTATCAATCTGCCGCAAGCACAACTGGATTTACAGCAGCAGGCACAACAGGTCAAGTATTGACTTCAGCAGGCACAGGAGTTCCTACTTGGTCAACTCCCACCTCTTATGCGACTGTTACCGATGACACCACTACAAATAGCACTCGTTATCCTTTGTTTGCTAACCAAACAAGCGGAAACCTATCAACAGAATATACAAGCTCTACTAAGCTTCAATACAACCCTTCTACTGGCGTATTTACGGCTACAGGGTTTAGCGGTTCAGGAGCAAGTTTAACTAGCCTTACTGCTGGTAATTTGTCAGGAACTATTCCAAGCAGCGTTTTGGGTAATTCCTCGCTTTATATTGGCACTACCGCAGTTCCGTTAAACTCGGCAAGCGGATCAATTACCTCTTTAGCGGTCAATATTAGCGGTTCGGCAAGTTCGGCTACAACTGCGACTACAGCGACAAACGCTACAAATATTGCCATAACAGACAATACAAGCTCTGCGTCAACTTATTACCCTGTTTTATCGTTAAATTCTAGTGGCAATAACGCAGCGACAACTAGCTCTACAAAGCTCAGTTTTGTGCCAAACACAGGTGTTTTGAGTGCCACATCGTTTAGTGGCGCAGGCACAGGATTAACAGGCACAGCGTCAAGTCTTTCGATTGGCGGTAACGCTGCAACGGCTACGACAGCGACAACAGCAACAACAGCGACTAATGCCAATAACGTAGCTACAGCCGATACCAGCACTAATGCTAACTTTTACCCCACTTTTGTAAGTGCTACAGGTGGTAATGAGGCTTTAAATACTGCCTCAACTAAGTTAAAATTCAATCCATCAACAGGAGCTTTAAGCACAGGCTCTGTAATTTATATAGCACCATAAGGAAAAATCATGGGTCAATTAGTCTTTCAAGCAACAGCAGGCGGTCAGGTAGCCCTAGTTGGCCCTAATCC